CATCACCACCACCAAAGTCAATATTACAAGTACAACTTGCAGTAAAAGACTTCATAATTTCTGCGCCAGCAGCAACTACTACTGATTCAGAAGGAATCTCAAGTAGTTGAAAAATGTCACCATCAGCAATAGTAGCACCTGCAGCAATCATAGCATCAATATCTAAAATTGCTTCAATAGTACGAACCACATTACCAACTACTGTTGGGACAGCAAGAATATTTGCCCCAACACCAGCAGTATCAATGGAAGTCATGTCAAACGTAGCCATATTATATTACTCCCTTATGCTGCGTTATAACGAGCAGTGACGATAGCTTCTGGACGAAGTATCTTCCTACCGTATAGATGCATACCACGAACAATGTCAGCAAAGCTGTCAGGGTCACGATATGTTTCTGTTTTGTTGATCTGCTCTGCAGTTGCAACAGCGGAATCATGTCCTGCAACAATAACACCAAGGTTGGTGAGTTGGTTTGCAGTACCTGAAGTTCCCGGTCCAGTGCCAAGTGCTGGCAAGTTAGACGAGGAGTATACACGGAAACCGTGGAAGTTGCTTACAGCAAGACCATTACGCAGTCCACCTGATTCACCAAAATCTGCATTCATAAAGCGTGAATCTTCATCAGCAAGGATTTCCATAAATACTGGATCAACTACCAGCCAGCGACCTTGTGAGTCAACTTGCTGCTGATCAAGCAAACGCTTCATACGAGCAATAATCATTGCAGGAGAAACGGTAGCAGTTGGCAACGATGTAGCACCGGGCATACGTGCAGTCACAGGAATTGAGTGAGTGCCAGCAGAGGCTGTAGTGATGTTACCAAAGTCGCTTTTGTGAAGTTCCATAGAAGAAAGAAGCTCATTAGAACCTGCAGAGCTTACAGCTTTAGAACCATTAACAGTTGTGTTAAGGGTATCACCTTTGCTGTGCAAAGAAGATTGCTTATAACCAGACATGTATGCAAGCACTTCTTGATCATGGTTATCAGCCAAACGATAGGCTGCACGATCCGTTGCAAGTTGCATAAAATTAATGTGGCTATGGGCCTCTTCAATATCGTCCATCTTAAAAGCAAAATAGTTAGCTTTGTCAATGACCAAATTGAAATCGTCATCCTGCAAATCTTGTGCTGTGACATTCGTGCCACGTGCATACTCATTCACAGAAATTTCGGGTTCTTTGATGATTTTAACGGTATCACCTTGGGCAGCAATCTCCCCAAAATAATCTGAGTTTGTAATATCACCAACAATAGTAGACTTGCGGAAAGCAAGTTGTACTTTTTTGGAATAGATTACAGGGCTAAAATTACCATTTGGTAAATTCCCGTAACCTGTTGCAGTTGTAAAAGCCATGAGTATATCCTCCATTGAATGTTTTTGGCTTAGGTTTAATTAAGCTAAAACAGTTAGATTCAAGAGGCTGTACGTTCTAGGGTGGCGTTACAATAACGGGCCTGTAATTGTTCAGGTAAGTCTTAACTAAAATGTTTTGCTTAGAGTATACTAAAGTAAAAGGTAGCTACTTAAAGTAGGGCTTTATCTTTAGTGGTAGTATTGACACCCATAGTTATACTAATAAAATTATGAGTGTCAAGTGTTTATTTTAAAATAATTATCTAGCACCTCCAGAAAGATCGTAGACAAACTTACCATTGCGCTGTGATTCAGCAATAGCATCCATGTTTTTCTCAAAGTCTTTATCTGACATGCTCTTTACTTGAGACTCACTAAAGGCTCCATCTAAGTCTAGAGTCTCAGGTTTAGTACCACGCTTGCTAACTACTGCCTTAGCTGCATCCTTAGTAGCTTTCTTGCGGGACTTGATATCCATACCTTTGTCAGATTTGTAAAGATCAATAACGCGCACCACAGAACGGGGGTCATCTTGGTTCTCATACAAAGCATCCTGTACCCACTTAGGCTGTTCTCCTGCCCAATCGTGGAACTCATCACTTTCTTTAAGATCATCAAAGTCTGTGTGAGCAGCCCTAATAGTATCCATAGATTTATTACGATCTGCTTCAGCAGACATCTCATCAATCTGCTTTAGACGACCCTCTGCGTGGCTAAACTTCTCTTGAGCTTTCTTTTCTGCAATAGTCTCAACAATAGCAGCTACATCAGGGTACTTTTCAGCCCACGCTTGAATGTCTTCATCCGACTTAGGTGGACGTACAGAACCTTGCTCTTTAGCGTTCTCTAGTTGAGCTTTGATAGCTTTTAGTTCTGCTGCTGTATTTGTCTGAAGCTTACGGATGTCATCGTAGCGTTTTTTGTAAGTACGCTCTTCACCTGTTTCAGGCTCCTTGTCATCTTTAACTTCTACAGCCTCAGTCTTAATCTCTTCTTGTTGATCTTCTTCTTGTTTAGAATCAAGTTCTTTTAGTTCTGCTTCTGCTTCAGCAATACGCCTTGCGTTAGCGTTATTGTGTTTTGAGTCTACGAAACCTGCTACTTTAGGTTTTTCCATAGTTGTCATCTCTGCTGGCATTTTTAGTTCCTTTTGTTACGGTCTACTAGCTAGACCATTCTTGCGCTGTTTAGTTTTCTTGCTAGTTACATAGCCACCTTTGTCGTAGCTTTTCTTAGGTTTGCCTATTAAGCCGCCTTTGTTCATCTCAGCTTCATAACCTTCTTGTAAATATTCAACACTTTCTTGAACTTTATCACGATCGCCTGCACCTTTGAAAGCAAAACCGATGCCTTGATTAGTCTCGCCACTGTTAACCTTCTTAGGTTTAACTTTTAAGCTGCCATCTTCATTTTTATTCCAAACTCTTCCCCATGTGTCTGATCCTTTGTTTCTTACAGTTCTCCAATCGTCACCAAAGTCAGGAGCAGAAAGAGGGTTCATATCATTTTTCTTAGAATCCTCAAAAACCTCTTGCGTTAGACCTCTAGGATTCATAGCACTATCAAGAAAGTCTTTACTTGTGTCACGCATATCACTCATATCTTCATCAGGATCAATACTAGGTTCAGTCTCATTGTCAGATATAATATTGTCTTGTTTATTATCTATTTCAGGGACTAAGTTTACAATTGCATCTTCAGGTTCAATAAGGTCTTTTAATAAGTTGCTGTCTTTTCCTTCTGCAACTTTTTTATTAGCAAAGAAATTCGGATTAGTATAAATACCAGTAATTTCATCTTCTTGTGCTTGAAAGGCTATATCTTTTTGTGACATAACATTTTTATTCATTACAGTTCTTACGTCTGCAGCAAGTCCAGACTGAAAGCGTCCCGGTAGGTCTTTTAAAGGTTTGCCTGTTTTTACATCAACACCTTTTTTAAAGTTATCAATTTGTAGTGTTAAAGCTTTTTTATTTGGGTCTTCATCAGCTAAACCGTTTCTAATAAGTTCTGCTTTTTCAAGAGACTTCTCTATTTGTTTTCCAGCAAAGTATGCAACAGCAGCCCCCAATGGCCCTAAAAGTGTTGCCCCTAGTGTTTTTCGTTTTACATCTTGTTGAATTAATTGTAAATCAGGTAGTGAAAGGTGGTCTGTATTTATAGTTGGCGGTAAAGGGTCATCATCTTGGCTCTTATCTCTTCCTTCTCGTCCATCTTGAGAAGGCTTTTTAGACGCTAAAGTATATCCTGTAGGTAAAGGTAGTTTTGAGTTCCAGTAAATGTATTGCTTTGCCCCTTCTGGGCCTAATACTTCCAATCTAGTAATCTCAGATATACCAGACCCTAAAAGGTTTTCAAGATATGCGTAAGGATCAAAGTTATCTGAAGTATAGCCCATGTCACTAACTGAAGGCACTTCAGAAGGATCATAGTTTTCAATATCCCCACCGTTAGCATATCCCATTAAACCGCCATTAGCAACCCCTATTTCAGACTTTTTTTTAAACTTATCTTCCATTTCAGGTGTATTAGCGTCTTTTATTTCCTCTGGAGTTTGCATTGCCCCTGTTGTAGGTACAGCTATACCTCTTTCTCCTAGCATACGAGCAATCTCAGGGTTCTGCGCTGAAGCCTCACTAATCTTAGCAATAACATCATCCATTTTATTTGGATCACTGTACATACTGTTAGAAGGGTTTTGTTGACCAATCATGCCGCCCTGATTCATATTATTCATCTCAGCATCAATTAGAGCATCAATGTCTTGATCTCCCATTTCAGCCATCTGCATCTCTGGACCCTCAGAAATAGGTTCACCACCTATTCTACCATCCATGTCCATCTGTTGCAAGCCCCGTTTTGCTTCTGTACGTAAGTCTTCAAAGAATTTTACACCAAAGAAACGAACAACGTCAGCAGGTACTACATACTCACCTTCACTTAGCTTAGCATCAATGTCATCACGTACCTCAACAGGAAGTGATCCCGGTGGTACGTCATTGCCTGAAATAGGGTCTACTGTCTCCGCTTCTCCTCCCAGCGCAAAAGCCATTTGAGTTTGGTTGTTCATATCTGTAAGCCCTCCTTGGGCATATCCTGCTTCTTTTTTATTTGTTACATTTGCAATAAAGGGTTTAAATATAGGATTCTGTTTTGCTAAGTCTTTAGTTAAACTAACAGTAATATCGTTTTTAGTAATTCTTCTAATTCCAATTATATTGCGTTTGACATACAAACTATTATTTTCTCTTAAAGAAACTGTACCTGACTGATTACCCCCTACAACATTTACATAGTCAGCTTCTCCCTGCCCTGTAATCCTATCTCCTGCATAAAAAGCTACATGATCGCCCCTACCATCTTTTTTTCCACTAGTCTCAGCAATTTTACCCTTTGCATCTCTAGGCCAATCCCAAATTACAATATCACCTTCTTGAGCATTCTCAATACCATCTACAGCAGTTCCATAGTCCATGAATGAGTTAGCTCTAATCCTATTATTACCAGACTTTCCTACTTCAAGTGTATCTGCACCTAGATTAGTAAGCACATGATGTACAAAAGCAGCACACCATGCTGTTATTTCCCCATCTTTTTCTAAAGGATTAAACTCTCCACCTTGAGCAGTATAAAAGAAACCCATAATAGACTTCCGATGATCTGGATTTCTTTGATCTAAACCTGTTACAATTTTTGTTAAATCTTGACCCTTAGCGTCTTTTGTTTTTTGACCTAAAAGCCAACCCATTGATGCTATGTAATCAATAGCACTCTCAAAGTTTTCTGCTGCTTCTGCTTTATTTCTATCAGGGTCAAAATCTTCAGGTCTAAGTTCAGGTCTAAGACTAGAACCTTCTTTAACTTTAGAAGGATTTAAAGGCATACCATACTTATCAACTGTCTCAACTCTAGGAACAAAGGGGTCTTCAGGCTCAACTACTTCTTGTGTTGTCTCTAAATCATCACTAACAGCAGGTTTATCAAGTCCAAAGTAGTAATCTAAACCTTTAAAGCCTGTTTTAACGGCTAATTCATCTACCTTATTTCTAATTTCTTTGTCTAAACTTAGTGCCCCAAACTCTTGTTCAGCTTTTTGTACCTCTTTATCTAACAAATCAGCAGACTGTTGCGCCAGATTAGATTTAACAGGTATAGGTTGAAGGCCCATAGACTGTTCTGTTTCTTGCTCTAAAGTATTAACCACCATCTGCGTTTACTCCTGCCCTTAAACCCTTCAAAGAACGCAACGCCGCAGCTTGACCCTGTAAGCGAAACAAGTTATCAGAATTTTCACTCTGCTCCATAGTAGTATGTACCCTGTCAAGCCTTACATCAAGTTCAGCACAGAAAGCATCCCATAGAGGCTTATCGTTTACTAGCTTCTTTAGGGTACTCATTTAGTTGGCCTTTGTACTAGGCTAGGGTTGACCTCCTCTTCTAGTAATTTAGGATCAAAGCGTTGAGGATTAACTGTAACACTAGAAGAGACTTTACCTAAAGCTTGTGTAGTTTCTTCTACACCCTCTGTAAACATCTCCTTTAGAACTTTGGCTCCCATGCTTGCAAAACTCATTACTGTACGTTCCCTGTAAAGCCTTGTTCTCCCGGTGCAGCAGCAGCGCCAATACCTATGTTACCGCCTCCACCGCCACCCATGTCCTCTGGGCCTGTAGGAGCGGCCCCCTGTGGTGTTGGTGGTCCTTGTGGTGGTTGCCCCCCTTCAGGAGGAATACCTGCCTCTGGTGAGGCTCCTACTGGCGGTTGTTCTGGTAAAGGCTTTGCAAACTTTTTAAATATCTCAGCTTGTATAGCAGCATCTTGCATTGAGTTAGTAACCTTATCTGGGTCAAGGTCCATGCTTATAGCAATCTCACGAATAATGTAGTCCATCTTGGCAAAAGGAGCCAACGAAGGGTTTTGTACTACCTGCAAGAACTGTGTTAAACGTTGGCTACGCACTTCATTAGCCATTAAACTCTCAGTACCCTGTGCGCGTACTTCTAAGTCACCCTTAATCTCAGGATCAAAGTCAAACTGCATGTTGAAGTTGAAGAAAGCTTTACCCAAAGGAGAAAGCATATAATCATCTACGTTTTTAATTACATTTCGTATAGAGCCATTAGCAGCAGACATAAGCATACTAATGCCAGAAGCTGTACGTCCGACACCTTGTACTCCTGTCTGACCATGTGCAAAGCTAGGGAATCCAGTACTCTCATCTGCTAATACACGTGCCTTGTCGAATAGCTGCATGTTCTCGCCAGCGACATTAGGGAACTTAGTGCCAAAAATCGCCTGTCCCGGCGCACCCCCTTGCCTACGAAACACTTTGCCGGGATACAAAGATAGGTCTTGACCCGGCACTAAATTAGTCTCATCAATTTCTATCAAAAGATTACCTGACATAACCGCATTGTCTACAGCCATACGCATAAACCCATTCATAAGAGTCTGAGTATCATCCATATTTTCAGCTATACCTACACCAAAGAAGCTATAAGGGTTAAGCTCATAGGGTACAGCATAGTAAGGAATAAGAGCAGGCTTAAAAGGATTCATAACCATGCGGATAACGTGGCTATTACAAACCCAAATGTTTACACTTAACTGATCTGAATCTTTAAGTTCTTTAGGAATATCAATGTCATGTTGTTTAAGTGTATCTGTGTCTACAAAACCCCAGAACTCAAACAACTCATAACGCTCTGCCTTGGACTCTTGAGCATCATCCTCCATAGCTTGTTCCCACCACTTCTTCTCATAGGACTCACCCATGCTAAGAGACTTCTCAATGGCGTTATCACGAAAGAAAGGACGGCCTTTAAGCGCCCGTACTTGAGAGCGTGACAGTTTATGACGCTCAACTATATACTCAGCCTCGTCCATGTTAGCTGCATCAGGATCAGGGTAGAAGTTCCAAAGTGAAACGTGGCTAGTAGATGGTACAGTCTTTATTGTAGGTTGATACTCTCCCTCATCATTCCAACTAGGATACTCTTTGTTGACCGCAAACGGCCCCTTCATAATACCTGTACCAAACAAAGCCAACTCAAAAGAACTAAGACGTAGTTGTTTGTTAGCACCTGACTCTTCTAGTTGATCATGTATTTTCTTTTGCATCTTTTTGGCTGCAATCATAGCAGGACTAAAGTTAATGCTACTAGGGAGAGAGCCTTGACCTTCTACAAGCTTGTCTTCTACAGGCTCAAGTTTTTTAGCTAAACCACCAAGGCGCTCTTTTATAGAGTTAATAGTATCACCCGGCTCTAAAACAGTATCAGGACCAAACATAGGACCAAAAGTCTCTTTTAAAGCATCCCCAGCTTCTTCTGCTTTAGGGTTTACATCAAAGTGTACTGTCTCTGCTACGCCTTCAGGAAGAGTAGTAGGGTCAATAGCTAAAGGAAACTTTTGACTGCCAAAGAGTACTTCTACAATCTGACCATAAGCAGCTAAAGTTTTAGTCTTAGTAACTTTTACAAATACTCTTGACTTTTCTGCTTCTGTAAATTGTACTTCATTATTGTATATACCTCTGTAGTTACGATAAGCACTCATCCAACGTTGTTCGTCTACATAACGTGCATCTTCTGCCTTCTTGTACTTGCTCATAACCAATTCAATAATGTGACCCGCTTTAGGATCAGACATGCTTTCTGTAGGCACATCTTTAATGTGTGCTGACTCAGCAGACTCTAAGTTTGATTCAAAGTCAGTAGTAAAATCTTCAGGGTCCATACTTAATATCCAAATGTAGGATCAGCAACTTGAAAGCCGCTTCTCTGTGTTGCAGGATTAAAGTCCCATAAGGAACTTCTTGGTCTAGTCATTATACCATAGCGTATTGCATCGTACAAGTGATCTTCTGCATTAGTGTCAACGTCTTCTGGATTTCGTTTATCTAAAGGAAGACTTGGTAATTGCGCTATGCAGTTGGTGCAGGTGGAGAAGAATACGAGTTGAGGTTCCTCAGTAAACTCATCCACCTGCAAACGGCGGTGTATCTCATTTTTTCCTGAAACCCTTGAGCCTTTGGAACGATCAGAAGGCCTCCAGCGACAGCCCCTCATAATCATCTGCTCTGCCAAGCTAGGTCCAGTGTCACCTCTTTTATGCCAGAGGGACGAGTCCAACACGCCGTATCTCATAGTGCCATCACCCGCCTCTGCCTCAAGTATCATATCCGCTAGGTCATTGGCAATAACCTTAGTTACATACATCTCTCTGTAGACTACCAACTGCTCTGAGGGAGAAACAGCAAACCACACAACACCTGTCCAACTGCCGTAGCCGTAATCGCAAGCTCTGAACTTCGCCCAGCTATTAGGAATATTATAAGGCTCAACAACGTGTACTTTTCTATTGAACTCTGGAAAAGCTGCGCCCTCATTAACATCCCAATTTCCCTCTAGTAGTTGCTTGCGTTGATGCTCTGGCATAGACAGAAGCATAGTTTCATAATCACCACTGTCAGCTAAATACGGATTGTCAAACAAACTTGCAGGAATAAACCTACGTTTAAACAATGGTTGACCAGCCTTAGTGTGTCCTTTAGGATACTCAAGTCTATCCCCTGTCTCAATGTCCGTAGCCCAAAAAGAAGCGTTAGGCTTAGATGGGTCTATAAACATCTTCTTAACCCACTGATGCCCAACAGAGCCGGGGTTTGTTGTAGCTCTCATGTACAAGCCTAGCTCTGGTGCTGCACTACGTAAGCGTGAGCGCATGTAATTCCACGCAAACGGGGTAGCCCACTGAGTTAACTCATCAAATGCTATATAGTTAAACGCTTGTCCTTGATAACGCATAACGTCTTGATCTTTATCTAGGTAACTCATCCAGATGCGACCACCTCTAGGTGTAACCCATTGTGACTTACGCTCTGACCACTTAATGCCGGGAATTGCTTTAGGATATAACTCTTGACTTTTCTGTATAAGCTCCCTAAGTTCCTCTGTAGTATGTCGTACAAGTAAGCCACTAAACTCTTTATGATTAAGACTACGCAGAGGGTCTGCTAGTGTAGCGTAGCTCTTTCCACCCCCGGCTGCTCCACCATATAGTACTTCACGTTCACTAGAAGCTAAATAATCTGTCTGTGGCCCGTCATTAGGTTTAAAGACAATGTTTTGTGCTTGTTCTACATCAAAAGGTTCTGCAATAGGGGTAGCTGACACCTTTTTTGTTTCACGTGAAACATTCTTAACTGGCTTGGGTGTAGTGGCCGACCCTTTCTTTTTCAAGCGTTTCGTACTGCGAGATGGCTTTTTGGAGCCTTTTGGCAAGCTCACGTTTAATTCTAGCAACTGTTTTACGTTTTCGCTCAATGTCTACTCTTTTCTTTAAACCCATGTGAGATATACTTCTACCTGACTGTGTAGTTAGCCACGCAGATACTTCTCTGTAACTATATTGCTTTAAATGCTTCTTGGCAAGTTCTAATAGTTCCAGTTCTCTAGCAATAGGGTTTAGCCACTCTTCGTTGTCAGGGTCTATTTCGTAACCCCAAGGTACAGGTTTGACTAGCCTTGGTATTCGTTCCCACTTCTTCATCTTATCAGGCTTAGGTAACATCCAAAAGCCTAAGTCATTATTAGCAAAGAAGTTAGTCATTATTGCTTTCTTTAGGTGGTAAAATAAACAAACCACCACTAGCTTCTACAGCAACCTTCTCAGTCTTAACTACACCAGCACGATCAAGTATCTGCCCTGCTGCAACCATCTTCTCTTTAACACCTAGCTGTGTAGGGTCCATAAGCGCACTACCGTAAGCTACAGCAGCTTTAGGGCCAAGCCTAGACATGTACGTCTTGGTAGCCTCAAATATTTCATCCTTTAGTGCTTCTATAACAAGGCGAGTAGCAGTGGTGTCGGAGTAACCTGCCATCTTCTTAGCTTGCACTACGTCACCACCTGCCTCGTCAAACAAGACTTGCATAAACATCTGTTGCTTCTCGTTTAAGTTTTTACTCACTTTATTCTCCTGTGTGGCTTCGTAGCCTTAGCCGCTTTCTTAGGTTGCTTAGAAACTTGCTTACCCTTTGCTGTATCTGCTCTCTTTTTAGCTGTAGAAGCTGCATACGCCCCAGAACCCATAGCTTTGATAGCATTAGCTGGAAGGTAACGTTCTCCTGTAGCCTTTGGGCCTTGCGTAGAAGGTTTCCCACTCTTGGTTCTCCACTTCTGTTTAGTCCAAGACTTAAGACTTTTTTGACTTGGTTTTAGCGCCATCTGCTTTTGCCTTTGCTTTCTTGCTTAAGTCTTTATAGTGGTACAACTTTACACTTGACTTACCGTGTGCTTTACCAGAGTGCAAAGAGCCATCAGGCATCTTGTGAGTATTGCCTTTATATTCAACGCCATTAATCTTATAGTGCTTTACACCTTTCATAACTTTTTATCCTTTTTGTTTTTTTAATTGTAACTTAGCTTGCTTTGCAAGTCTAGTTATTTCAGTTTTATCCATAACTTTAGCACGTTGTTCTAGTACAGTTAATATTTGAATCTTACGTGCGTAAGGTTTATTTATTCTTTTAACTTTAGCTATAGTTTCTTTAGCATCTTTAACAGTAGCAAACTTTATACTAACAGTATCTCTAGGATTCTCATCAGTATAAAGTCTTCTGCCACTACCTTTAGGTTTTTTACCTGTGCCAACTTTAGGGTCTTTAGACATTAAGACTTGTAACCCCCGCCTGCTTTTTTATAACGTGCTGCCACAAGCTGAGCTTTACGAGCCGACCACTGTCCGGGGCTTCCACCTTTGCTACCAGCTTTAACGGAGTTGAAAATACCCTTACGCATAGTAGGCTTAGTATAATTACCAGCCGCATTAACTGTTGATTTACTCTTCTTTGTAGAACCTGTAGTTGATTTCACCACGTGTTATTCCTATGTCTTTGAGCATTTCATCTGTCAAGTTGTTTAGCTGCCAGTACTCTGCTCGTCGCTGTTGATGTACTTGTAGTTTCTTAATTAAATTCTTAAACATGGTATAACTCCTGTATATATTACCACAGACAGTTATACCATGCTTTACCTTAAAGGACTACATACAAGAATGCAATCCCGCTATGCATTATTTTCTTTTAGCAGCAGGCTTCTTTTTAGCCATACCACCATACATATAACCACTAGATTTAGTCATGCCACCACCCATCATCTTAGCTGCAGGTTTTTTCTTAGCTGCCATACCACCAGCCATCATCTTAGCTGTAGGCTTCTTTTTAGCCATACCACCAGCCATCATCTTAGCTGCAGGTTTTTTCTTAGCTGCCATGCCACCCATGTTCATCTTGCCAACACCGTCAGCAGCAAACGCAGGTACTTTCTTACCATTTTTCATAACCATAGGCATACCACCTTTAGCGTAACCTGTTTTCTTTTTCATCACCATTCCACCTTTGTTTCTTTTGTTTGCGGCGGTACTTGAGTTCCCAGTGGCGGCTACGCCGGGGCTAACAACTTGTTGTTTTTTGTCAAGTATTGAATCCGCATAAGTCTTTGCAATAGCATTTGAACGTGACATGCCATCCTTAATCCTGTTTCGTACAAGTTGTTGTTGAGCAGCCGTAAGTTTATCTAAAATATTATCTTGAGACATTTTTGTTTCAGAATCTCTACGTTTATTAGTAGTCGTAGCTAATGCTTTTGGTGTTGAATTAAACTTCTTATACTTTCTCTCATCATAAGGACCGGGTGTACCCATATGACGATCTGAAAGTAAATCACCTTTTTGACCGGGCTTTAACACAGTAACTTTAATGTTAGGTTTTGCGGCTGTGACTTTAGGTTTTTTATTCAGGTCTTCAGCAAACACAGCAGCCATAACATTGCCTTTTTTGTCTGTGTAATATAAACTACCTGCCTTTTTAGCTGCAGAAATACTTTTGTACTTACCCGCATTCTTTTTAGCTTCTTTTACTCCAATGCCTTTTATTTTAAGTTCTTGATTCATGTATGCGGTTAGTGACATCTTAGCCATTTTGATTTAACTCCTTGCTTTATGAAAGTACAACACGTACTACTGTGCTTGAGCCACTAGCCCGTCTGTAGTTTAAAATAGTTGAATTACCTAGTGCTTTCGGTACAGTATACGTATATACCCCTGCAGCTAGTTCAATATCATTGTCACTATTATCAGCTTCAGCAGGGCCAAAGTTAATATCAATAGCAGCACTTGCTTCAATGTGTAAAAGCTTTGCATTAGTACAGTCTACATGAGTTGTGTTAGTATTACTTAGAGTAACTGCAGTCTGTACAGTCCATCCTAAATCTTCCCCTACTATTGGTGCAGAGTAGTTAGCCATTATTTATCTCCTCAATTTCTTTGCATTTCTATCTCTAGGAAAAGACCTATTGCGACTCTTAGGTTTAACTTCTAAGTTACCGCCCCTGTTATCCATAGGGTTTCCGTTTCTATGATCTACGTCTTTACCGTCACCTTTACGTACTGCACCTGAAGTCATTAAAGCCCCTCTTGCAGCATTGCGGGATGCTCTCTTCTTTTTCTGCTCTGGAGCAGCGTGGTAGTTATCATACTCTTTACGGTAATTACGCTTGCCTAAAGGAGGAGTTACAGCTATTTTAGTCGGTACTGACATTAGTAACCCCTCCTTTTTTATCGTAGAAGAATAAAATTATGTAAATGGAGTTGCTGAGTTACCGTCACCAAAGAGATGGCCCTCTATAACCCATTTAGAAGCTGACAAGCAAGTGTACTCAACCATACCACCAACAAAACGTCCTTTGGTGTCAGCATCCATTACAAGCTGGTGATCTGCAGCAGCAGGAACAGCAAAAGCAGAAGTTTGAATGTTCTCATTAAGAACAACAACAGAACCTACTTCATCTTTGTCATGCATCATTACTACACCCTGAAGGGTAT